GTTTGGTGTAACGTCTAAAGAGGCAGCTAATGCAGCGAAAAGAGCAGCGGAACTAAAAGACCAAATAGAAGATGCTAAAGCCTTAACTGATGCGTTTAACCCTGATGCGAAATTCAAAGCCTTATCTTCATCGTTGGGAGGTGTTGCGAGTGGGTTCGCTGCTTATCAAGGAGCTTTAGGCTTAGTTGGTGTTGAGAGTAAGAAAGTAGAAGAACAACTTTTGAAAGTTCAAAGCGCTATGGCTTTAGCTGAGGGCTTGCAAGCTTTAGGAGGTGCAAAGGATTCGTTTATTCAATTAGGTTCGGTAATAAAAGACCAAGTTGTTAAAGCCTTTGGGTCGTTAAGAGCTGCATTAATTTCAACAGGAATAGGAGCTTTAGCGGTTATTTTAGGCAGTATTATAGCTAATTGGAATGAATTTAGCAAAGCAATTACAGATACATTCCCGGGATTCTCGAAAGTAACCGACTTTTTTAAGAACTTTTCACAGGTTGCAAGTGGTACAATTAATAGTGTTGTAGCTGGATTTAAGACTATTGGACAGGTATTAGGTAATATATTTAACGGTGACTTTTCAAAGGCTTATGATAATGCGAAAAAGTTAGGGGCAAACATGGCTACAGCTTACAATCAAGGGTATGATAAGAAAGATAAAGAGCTAAAAACAAAGCAATCAATCGATAATCAGAAGTTTGAAATTGACTTGATGAAAGCCAAAGGTAAAAACGTATTAAGCGCACAACTTGAATTGCAACGTAAAGAATTGTCATTATTACAAAAAGGAAGTGATGAATACAAAGCGAAGTTAATAGAGATTGAAGAAAGCAAAACAGCAATAAGGGAAAAAGCAGAGCAAGACCGAGAGGCACGTATTGCCAAAGCTCAAGAATTAGCAGAAAAACGAGCGCAAGAGCTACAAAAGAAAAAAGACGAATTTGCAAAGAAACAAGCGCAAGATTTAGAGGACTCTGAAAAGATGAGATTAAAACCTTTATCATTAGGAGACCCTGCAAAAGAGGCGCGAGAGAAAGGAGATAAACAACTAAGGGAAGATTATAAAACAAGCCAAGAGAAAGCAAAGTTAGACAAAGAAAATGCGGAACGTGAAAAGCAATTAGCGGAAGAGGTTAAAAATAAAAAAATACAAATGGGTCAACAAGCATTTAGTATATTGTCAGACCTATCAAGTTTATTTGCAGACGGTAACGAAGCAGACCAACGAAAAGCTTTTCAATTAAATAAGGCTGCTAATTTAGGACTTGCAATTATGAATACAGCGCAAGCCGTAACTGGAGCATTAACAGCTGGAGGAAACCCATTAAAATTAGCAACAGGTATGCAATTTGTTGAAGCAGGAATTGCAGCGACAACAGGTGGTATAAACATAGCAAGAATTGCAGCTACTCAATTTCAAGGTGGAGGAGGTGGAGACACGGCAACAAGTACACCAACAGCACCACGTACCCCAAGCTTTGACATTATACAAGCGCAACCGCAAATGCAGTTAGGAGCTTTGCAACAACAACCGATTAAAGCCTATGTAGTGAGTGGTGAAGTATCAACAGCGCAAGCCTTAGACCGTAATAGAGTAAGAAATGCAACATTTTAATCAATTCTAAGTTATAAAGATATGCAGAATATAGAGCTAACAATTAAGGACGACGAGCAAGGGGTATTTGCAATTTCACTTGTAGATAAACCAGCAATTCAAGAAGATTTTATTTTCTTGAGTGAGATAAGCGTAGAGCTAAAAGTAACCAACGATGAGAAACGTGAAGTTGTTGGATTGGCTTTAGTGCCTAACAAACAGATTTACAGACGTATACAAGACAAAGAATTTACTATTTCTTTCAGTGAAGAAACGATTGCAAAGGTCCAGGAACTCTACCTTAAAAAGAATTACAATAACAACGTAACGGTTGACCATGAGCATAGTGTTGAAGGGGTTAGCTTGATAGAAAGTTGGATTGTAGAAGATGAGAAATTCGATAAGTCAAACTTGTACAACTTAAATGCGGTTAAGGGGTCATGGGTTGTTAAAATGAAGGTTTACAATGAGGAGGTGTGGCAACAAATCAAAGATGGTAAATTTAAAGGGTTTAGTATTGAAGGTAAGTTTGATGGCTTAGACCAATTGCAAGCGGAAAGCCATGAGGATATAGTGAATGAAATAAAGGAACTTTTAAAACAAATATAAAAATGGGAGTAACAATAATCGATAACACGCAAGTTATCAATAACGCAACCTGGAAGGTGCAACCTGATGTAATTACGGATGAAACAGGGATAGTTAAGGAAAATGGTACAATCCATTATTACAACGGAAAATTAAAGTATCACTCAGAGGGTAACATTGTAGACCTTGGTGTAGTTACTGAGTCGTCGATTCCAGTGCTTGATATTATAAGTTCGTTACCGTCTACACCTACGGTAGGGGATAGATATCTTTATCCAACGGGGACGTATAATGGTGTTATCGAGTGGAATGGTTCGTTTTGGGCATACATAACAGGACAACCTGAGGCAGTTGTAGGTACGTTAGTAGTTAATACAAAAACATCAATCACTTACCGATGGAATGGTACAAGTTGGGCGGTTTATACGTCTCAAAGTTCAGTATCTATACCCGTTATTGACGTTATTACAAGCTTACCTAGTTCACCAATAATAGGAGATAAATATTTATATCCAAGTGGCGCTTATGCTGGTGTTATAGAATGGAATGGAGATTTTTGGGGTTATATATTCCAAAATGCTGATATACCAACAGGTACTTTGGTAGTTAACACAAAAAACAATGTTACTTACCGATGGAATGGCACTAATTGGGTAGTTTATAACTCACAAAAGGCACTTGATTTAACTTTATCACGCAAAACGGATGATTACACATTAGTAGCTGCTGATAACGGACAAGTTGTTGAAATGAACAAGGCAACAGCTAACACTTTGACCGTGCCTTCTGGAGTATTTACAGCGGGTCAACAAGTTTTGGTAACTCAATATGGAGCAGGTCAAACTACGATCGTTGGATCGGGTGTAACGTTACGTTCTGACGGGGGTAAATTGAAAATCAACGGTCAATATACAATGGCTACGATTCTGTTTATTTCCGCTACTGAAGCGTATGTAACAGGTAATTTAGCATTATAATGAGCTTAATACCTTCGTTTATAAGGTTTAAAGAAGTCACTACCGCATTGGATAGTGACTCTTTATTTTTACAACCTATTGATAGTGACATACCTAAAAAAGTATCGTTGTCAAATTTCACGACCTATTTAGGTGATGAGGATAACGGTATTCTATTTGGTGGCACAGGTGCAGATGAAGATGTTTATAAGATTACAGGAGGTGTAGGCACGAGTATTAATTCAGATATTTATAACATATGAGCGATATAACAAAGAGAATAATAATAAAGAAAGGAGCTGGAGCGCCTACTATACCAGGTAGTTCAGACCATAGGGATGGCACGTGGTTAGCAACGGATATTTACGAGGGGGAATTGTATTTAGATACGGTTGCGGGGCTTAATTACACACGTTACGGAAGTACAATAGTTGAATTGTTTCCAACGTCAACGGGTTTAGCTGGTAATGAATTTGTATTTGTATTTTCAATATTAGATTTACCGACAGCAGTTAGTAGTGTGATAACATTAGAGGATAACATTACATACTTCATTACTAAAACAATTGATTTAGCTGGAGCACGTTTAGTAGGTGGGGTAAATAGTGTAATTATCGGAGGTTCGTCTGAAAATTGTATTTTAAAATCAACGGGTTTAAGTAGTTCAACTGCATTAATTACGTCGGTATATTCTTTACCAATTAGAAATATAACTATCACACACGGAACAGCTTTAAACCTTGATGGTGATGGTACAACAACTGCCTTAGATTGGTTCGGTGTGAACTTTACCGATTGCGCTACGGTGGGAACGATTAAGGATTACACGAACTTTGTGATGTCTGATAGTGCGTTTTTGAATAGTGGTAACTTAACTTTTGACGGAACAATAGGCACGATTGGAGTTAGTAACTCATTGTTTGATTGTTATACGGGGTCAACTGCCTTAATTTTACCAAGTACGTTAACGGTAACACGTAGGTTTAGAGTAATCTACTCATCCTTTATTGCTTTGAGTGGAGAAACTGCTATAAGTGTAGATGCGAGCGCAACAATTTCAAGTGAACGATACATTTTAGATACCGTGAATTTTAGCGGTGGTGGAACGTATACAAGCGGTGTTACCTATACGGATAACAAGGCTTTGTTTGTCAATTGTGTGGGTATTACAAATACATCTACAAAAGGTTTTATGTATATGCTTAATAACTCTACTAACACAACCATAGGTCCATCTAATACGAATGTTTGGGTTAAAGCAGATGGTACAACAACAAGTGGTACTAATTCTAAATTCACACACACAACAAATAGACTTACTTATGACGGAGCGTTCACGAATTCTTTTTTAGTTACCGTAAACGCAACCGTTAGAAGTGCTGGAACAAGTCAATCTATATCTATTGGGATTGCTAAGAATGGAACGATAATAACAGAAAGTGAGGGTATAATTAGAACGGCTACGGCAAACGTTGAGCATGGAGGAAGTACTCAGGCGGTGTTAGAAATGGCATCGACTGACTATGTAGAATTATTTGTTAGAAACACTTCATCAACGGACATAAGGGTAACGGATTTCAATTTCAATGTTATCAAAATACCCGTGTAAAATACAACAAACCGACAATAAATAAGTTAATAAAATATGAATGAAGTCAAGTACATTTTAGAGCAAATCAGAAAAACGAAAACAATAGTGCTAATCATAATCCTACTTGGTCTCATTCTTTTTTATTACAAGTCTTTAGTTACTAAAGTGGTAATAACCAAAATAGAGAAGGTTGATGAAGTAAAAGAGGACATTAACAACAGCGTTTTGATTCAACAAATGCTGAATGAGTTGATGTTTAAATACGGAGCAGATAGAGGCTATGTATTTAGGTTCCATAACGGAATAATGTACTTTGATGGTAAGCACAAGAATCACCAGTCATTAGCATTTGAAGTATGCAATAGAGGTATATCTTCAGAGAAAATGCAATTACAGAATTTACCAACAAGTCTTTTTCCTATATTCTTACAAGAAGTGATGTTAAATAGAATGATTTACAACGATGTAAACGACATAAAAGAAACGTCAACAAGAATATCATTAAAAGAGCAAGGTATTAAATCATTAGTGGTTGCACCCGTATTTAAAAACAATCGCTTTGTAGCTTACATTGGTGTAGATTATGTAAAGAATGAAATGTGTAAAGATTTTGATTACAAAGAATTTAAACAACAAACCGACGAAATAGGTACAATGTTATGAGAAAAGGAGGTAAAAAAGGATGTGAGTGCAAAGATGGCACGTACAGCAAAGAATGTTGCGATGGTCAAACACAAGGTATTGGAAGTACAGAACAACAGACAGTTAGTAATGTAACCCAAACAAATGTAGTTAGGCAAATTACAACAACAAATGGTTAATTAAGTTATTAAAGAAAAACGTTATGAATAAAGAAATAAAAGATGCGTTGAAGACTATCAAAACATTCCTTGGAATGGAAGTTAAGTTGGAGCAAATGAAGTTAATCGACGGCAACACGGTAATCGAGGCAGATTCGTTTGAACCGGGTGCAAGTGTTCAAATCTTAGTACCTGATAGTGAGCCAATGCCTTTGGGAGCTGGAAAATATGAGCTTGAGGATGGTCGCTTATTGGTAGTTGAAGAGGATGGAATGATTGCTTCAATCGAAGAAATGCCAAAAGAAGACGTTGAGGAAGAGATGCCAGTTGAGGCTGATGTGACTCCTGAGGTAGAAGTGAAGCAACCAAAGAAAGTTGTACAAATCACCGAACAACACTTCGCAGAAATGGAGGCAAAGATTGCAGAACTTGAAACTAAGTTAGCATCAATGGAACCAATTGTTGAAGAGCAACCAACGGATGTGATCGAATTTAGCGCAGAGCCTAAGCCGATTCAATTCAACCCTGAGAACGTACAACCAATGGAAAGAATTGATTTAGCAATTAATACGCATAAATCGTTGAGAGATAGAATTTTAGAAGAAGTATATAACAACAAATAAACAAATAAAAAATGGCTACAACAGTTAACATTAGTACATCATACGCTGGACAGGATTCTAAGCTATGGGTAAAAGCAGCATTACTTTCGGGTAACACATTAGCAAATGGAGGGATGACAATCGTTCCTAACATTGCTTACAAAACAACAATGCACAAATTAAGCACGGATTCTCTTTTAAAAGATGCGACGTGTGATTTTACAGCGCTTTCTACTGTAACACTTTCTGAAAGAAGTTTGACATTAGAACCGTTTCAAGTAAATTTACAATTGTGTAAGAAAGATTTTTTAGCTACTTGGTCTGCTGAAGAAATGGGATTGTCTGCTAACAAAGTTTTAGCTAAATCTTTTGTAGATTATTTCTTGGCTTACATCACAGAGAAAGTTGCTGAATCAGTTGAGGTTTCTATTTGGAGAGGTGCTAACGGCACAACAGGACAAATTGATGGTATCGCTACATTGTTAGCTGCTGATGCGGCTTTACCTACTGCAAATGAGGTTGCTGGTACAACTGTAACGTCTTCAAATGTCGTTGCTCAATTAGGTTTGATAGTAGATGCAATTCCAGCTGCATTATACGGATCACCTGATTTGAAAATTTACGTTTCTCAAAACATCGCTAAAGCATATGTTAGAGCGCTTGGAGGTTTCTCAGTTGCAGCTACATCTAACAATGGTGTTGAAGCTAAAGGTACACAATGGTATAACGGTCAAGGTTTGACTTTCGATGGTATTCCAATTTTCGTAGCAAACGGATTAGCTGCTAACACTGCTATCGCTGCTGAGACTTCAAACTTGTTCTTTGGTTGCGGACTTTTAAATGACACGAATGAAATCAAATTATTGGACATGTCAGAAATCGACGGTAGCATGAATGTAAGATTTGTTATGAGAGCTGGTATGGCAGTTAACTATCATTCAGTTTCGGATATCGTTACTTACAATATTCCTAACTCAGCTAACTAATTAATTAGCTAACAGATAACGTGGGGAGGTGCTTCAAGTCCCTCCCCTTTTTTTTTAAAATTTAAAACTTTAATCCATGGCATGTAACTTAACCATAGGACGTCAAGAGGTTTGTAAAGAAACGGTTGGAGGGCTCAAAGCGGTGTACTTCATCAATTTCCAAATACTACCGGCAGACGTTACTTTCTCAAATGACTTAATCACAGCGATTGTAAACGTTGATAACTTGTATAAATATGAGTTGAAGTCTAACGAAAATGTATTTGATCAGGAGATTGTGACAAGTCGTGAGACTGGTACAACTTTTTTCCGTCAAACATTGACAATTAAACTAAAAAAACAGGACACTACAACCCACAAAGAAATTAAACTTTTGGCTTATGGTCGTCCACACGTACTGGTGGAGAATAACGCTGGACAATTCTTTATGATGGGATTGTTTAGAGGGGCTGACTTAACAGCAGGTAGTATCAATAATGGCGGGGCGCTTGGTGATTTTAGCGGTTACAGTTTGACCTTCGTTGCCGAAGAAAAACTACCAGCACCATTTACCGACATCGCAGCGGCGTCAAGTATTGTAGCAGATTGTTTCACAGGGGCAAACATCGTAACATCGTAATATCATGGCATGTAATATAACACACGGAAGAATAGAGCCATGCAAGGACGCAATGGCAGGATTACGCAATGTTTACTTCATCAATGAGAATGTAGATCCAGCTTTTATTTATAAAGAATCAACTCCTGGAAGTGGTATCTATGTAGTTGACTCAGCACCTGATGAGGAAATTGAAGCGGTAAACTTTATAACTCATCTTTATAAGTTTGAACTAAAGTCTAACGAAAACGTTTACGACCAAGAAATCGTTTCATCACGGGAAAACGGAACAACTTTCTTTAGGCAAACGTTGACTATTAAGTTGAAGAAACAAGACATTGCTACGCATTTGGCGGTTAAGACTTTATCTTATGCTAAACCGAGAATTGTTGTAGAGAATAACGAAGGACAATTTTTCTTAATGGGTATGTTTAGAGGCGCAGATTTAACTGCTGGTTCGATTAACAATGGCGGAAATATGGGTGATTTCACAGGATATTCCTTGACATTCACCGCCGAGGAGCTACTCCCAGCACCATTCTTACAATTGGGACTTAGTTCTATTTATTTAAATGTAAACGGTACGCCTTCTACATCACCTACAATAGTAACAAGTTAATTTACGGAGGGGTTTAATAGCCCCTCTTTTTTTTGCAACAAAAACACTAATTTTTAGTTATACTATTATATGATAGTACTAACTACTTCTACAAGTCCGCAAACGGTTTATTTTATCCCACGTGAAGGCACGGGGAATTCAGATAAGATATTTCTTACAGACGAACAAACAAACGTCACTACAACGATTAATATTACGACCTACGCAACGGGTGATTATTACCACACAGCAACGGCTACATTTGCATTAATTGAAGGTCATACGTATATTTGTAAGATTGGAAAAACAAACGATATTCGATTTTACGGACGTGTATTCTGTACAAATAATCCAAGCTCGAATTTTACACAAACGGTAACAACCAACGAATTTATTATATATGAATAACATTATACAACTATCTTCTTACACAGCGCCCGTAATTGTTGAGAATAACAAAAACGAATGGGTTGAATATGGTGAAGATAACAACTACTATCAATTTTTAATTGACCGTTATAGTAACTCAGCAACCAACAACGCTGTAATTAACAACATTTGTAGGTTAATATTTGGTCAAGGGTTAACAGCTACTGATAGTGCAATGAAGCCAAACGAATGGGCGCAATTACTATCTATTCTTAAGGAAGACGATTTAAGGCGTATTATATTCGATTTGTACGCACTTGGTCAATGCGCCTTACAGATTCATTACGACAAAGGACATAAGGCTATTACAAGGGCTTTTCACACTCCTATACAATTATTAAGACCTGAGAAATGTAACCAAGACGGTGACATTGTAGGATATTTCTATTCCGACAATTGGACTGACCCAAAGAAGTATGTGCCTAAAAGATTTGATGCTTTTGGAACCTCTAAGAAGGAAGTTGAGATTTTGTATTTAGCCCCTTATTCTGCTGGGATGAAATACTTTTCAAATGTTGATTATCAAGGTGGGATTGATTACGCATATCTTGAGCAAAAAATAGCTGAATACCTTATAAATGAGGTTGAGAACTCATTTGCTCCCACGAGTATCGTAAATTTTAATAATGGTACCCCAACTGACGAGATGAAAGACGAAATTTCTGCGTCTGTTATTGGTAAGCTTACAGGGTCAAAAGGTAAGAAAGTTGTAATATCATTCAACGAAAACGAAGCTACTAAAACAACAATTGACACTGTACCTTTGAACGATGCGCCAGAACATTACCAATATTTGTCAGATGAATCTACCTTCAAAATATTACGTTCTCACAACGTTACTACTCCTTTATTGTTTGGGGTGTCTGTTGCCTCAGGATTTAGCTCAAATGCTGATGAAATGAAAACGGGAGCTTTGTTGTTTGAAAACATGGTTATCAAGCCAAAACAACAGATGATAGTAGAAATGATTAAAAAGATACTTTCGTTTAATGGTGTATCACTTAACCTTAGATTTAAAACGTTGAATCCGTTACAAGGTGATGAGCCACAACCCGTACAAGAGGTTAAAATGAGCGCCCAGGATGAATTGGACGTTGCGAAATATGGTGAGGACATTGATTTAGATGAGTGGGTGTTGATTGATAGTCGCGACGCTGATGCAGAATTTGAGGATGAATTAGATGCGCAATTGGAAAAGTACAATGAAGAAACAACTTTATCTAAGGTTCTAAACTTTGTTAAAACAGGCACGGCAAGACCAAACGCAAACAGCATACAAGACGGTAAACTTTTCAAACATAGATATAGATACGTTGGAGACACATCAGATAAATCAAGATTATTTTGTAAGAAAATGACTCAAGCTAATAAAGTGTACAGAAAAGAAGATATTATTAGAATGAATAGTGAAGTAGTTAACCAAACTCGCACACGTTCAGATGGTACAGAAGGCGGTTTTGGACCTTTAGGAGCTACAACTTATGACATATGGTTATTCAAAGGGGGCAAATCATGCGGACATAAATGGGTGCGTGAAACTTACTTAAGAAAATCAGACGTTAATTCACCAATAGCGAAAAAATACATGAAGGAATTTAAACCTTCGGTGGCTCGAAAACTTGGTGAAATTGTACCCGTGAATGATAAAAGAGTATATACAAGACCTATTGACATGCCTAATCAAGGCGCATACCCTAAATAATAAGACATGGCAGAAGCACTATTAATTTCGAAAAAAGACCTTCAAGAATACACCTCACTTAACGCGAATACCGACGTTGATAAAGTTATTCAATTTGTACTTGTAGCCCAAAACATTTGGATTCAGCAATACACTGGAACGAAGCTATTGGATAAGATTAAAACGGATATAACCAACAATACACTCTCGGGTAACTACATAACGCTTGTACGCTCATATTTAAAGCCGATGTTGATCCATTTTACTATGGTTGAATACTTACCGTTTTGCGCTTACACTATATCAAATAAAGGGATATATAAGCACCAATCTGAGAATAGCGAAATCGTATCGAAAGAGGAAGTTGACTACTTAATTGAAAAAGAAAAACGCATAGCTGAAAGTTACTCGCAACGTTTTCTTGATTATATTTGTAAGAACAATAGTTTATTTCCTGAGTACACAGCTAATCAAAACGGTGACGTTTACCCACAACATAATAACTATTTAACAAATTGGTATTTATGAAGAAAAAAAAAGAGTATAAACCAAAGGAAGAGAATATAATTAAACTTAAAATTTACTTAAATGATATTAGCAAACCACGGGATAGTAAGTAGTAGCGGAGGATTACCACCTTCCACGCTTAACAATAATATTATAGCAATGTATAAAGCTGAGTCAAATGCGAATGACTCATTAAGTACATATAACGGCACGGCGTATGGTGGGTTAACTTATGCAAGCGGTAAAAGTGGAAATGCATTTAGTTTTAACGGTACTACTTCATATGTAGATATGGGAGATGTTATGGACATAGGTTTAAATAGTTGGTCGTATTCTTTTTGGTGTAATCAAAATAATACAGCCGATAAAGTTCCTTTTTCAAAAACAAGAGCTATGTCAGAAACAGGTAGAATTTGGACGACAATTTTATCAAACAAATTAGATTTTAATTTTCAGCCATCAGCTTTTGGTACTATTACCATAACATCAACTCAAAACATTAGCGCTAATACATGGTATAATTTTGTATTTGTTTTTGATAGATCTGATAAAATGAAAATATATATTAACGGTGTTTTAGAAACTGTTACAAATTCAGGTATTGCAAACAATTTAACGTCTTATTCATCAGATAATTACAATACAGCATCGCCTTTTAGACTTGGTGCGTATACCGCTGCTGATAATATTACACCATTGCCGAGTTGGAGTGGCTTAATGGACGAGGTAGGTGTATGGAATAGAGTGTTAACAGGAACGGAAATAACAGAATTATATAATTCATCAGCAGGTAAATTTTATCCTTATTAATTATGAAAGTTAGACAATTAACAACAGAACAAAAGAACATCCTTACAGGTGAAGTGTGGGGTTTTCAAGGTCAAGTATTTAACCCGACATTAGACGCCAACGGAAATTGGTTTATATCAAATGAAGAGGTGAACGGTTGCACGTTACAACAAGCGGAAGCTATTCCATGCGACGCGTGGCTATTAACTTTACCTGAGATTGATTACAGCCCTGTTGCAGTTACGTTTATATGAAACGTAAATACTACGAAGGGCAACAACTAAACGGCAAGATAGTGCATACAATTTGGCACGATGCAAGTAATTATTTAATAAAATTTACAGATGGAAGTTTTCAAGAGTTTAAAAAATAGATGGTTAGCACCAACTCCTAACTTTTGGAAAAAAGTGCAAAGCGTAGGAATAGTTATAGGAGGG